TCACGCGCACGATCACCGACACCAATGTTGATCAGGTGCGGATTGCCCTTACGGTTCCGCAGCTGCAGGAGATTGAGAACGATGGAGACATTGCCGGTTCGGAAGTTGAGTACCGAATTGAGGTGCAGTACAACGGCGGCGGGTTCAACACTGCCATTACCGACAAGATCAAAGGCCGGACATCCGATCAGTATCAGCGCGATCACAGGATCGATCTCCGCAGCCAGGATCCGAGCAACTTCCCAGTTGACATCCGTTTACGCAGGCTGAGCAATGACAGCGACAGTGCAAAGCTGTCAAACAGCCTGATCTGGACAAGCTACACCGAAATCATCCAGGCGCGGCTGAACTATCCGCATTCGGCACTGGTGGGCCTACGGATTGATGCGCAACAGTTCAGCAGCATTCCGCAGCGCACATACCGGGTGCGTGGAATCAAAGTCAAGATCCCAAGCAATGCCACTGTTGATAACAACAACGGCAGGCTGACCTATTCCGGCACATGGAATGGCACGTTTGGCGCTGCAAAGTGGACAACGGACCCAGCGTGGATCCTGTACGACCTGCTCACGAATACCCGCTACGGATTCGGCACGCATGTTGATGCCACCCAGCTGGATAAGTGGGCTTTCTATTCTGCGTCGCAATACTGCAGCGAGCTGGTTTCCGACGGCTTTGGTGGCACGGAGCCGCGCTTTACCTGCAACGTCAACATTCAATCAGCAGAGGAAGCCTACAAGCTCGTCAATGATCTCTGCTCGGTCATGCGAGCGATGCCATTTTGGAGCGCTGGCTCGCTGACGATCTCGCAGGATAAGCCGGTTGATCCTGCCTATCTGTTCACGCTTGCCAACGTCACAGAAGAAGGCTTCTCCTATTCCGGAAGTGACGTCAAGACCAGGCCTAATGTCGTCGTCGTTCAATACCTGGATCTTGACGCTCGCGAGACGGATTACGTTCAGGCTGAAGACGAAAAGGCGATCGACCGCTACGGCATCATCCGCAAGGAAGTTACAGCCTTCGCCTGCACCAGCCGCGGCCAGGCAGCACGGCTTGCCGACTGGCTGATCTACAGCAGCCAGTACGAAACCGAGGTGATCAGCTTCACGGCGTCCATTGAGGCTGGCGTGGTGGTCAGGCCTGGTCAGGTGATCGACGTCGCCGATCCGGTGCGCTCTGGCTCCCGCCGTGGTGGTCGCATCGTGGCCGCTACGTCCAGCGTGCTCACGATCGACAACGCAGCCGGCCTACCTGGCAGCGGGACGGTCTCGGTGATCATGCCGGATGGCACGATTCAATCCAAGAGCTGCACGCGCTCGGGCGTCACCCTGACACTGGCGTCTGCACTGAGCGAAGCGCCAACAGTCGGCAGCATCTGGGTCCTGAACGGCGGCGGCATCGTCACGTCACAATGGCGCGTGCTGACGGTGCGTGAAACTGAAGCCTGCAAGTATGAGATCACAGCGCTGTCGTACAACAGCAGCAAATATGCGTACGTTGAGCGCAATCGGCCGCTGACGCAACGTGACGTCACGAACCTGAATCAGCTGCCGGCAGCACCCACCAACCTGGTCCTATCTGAGCGGCTGTATACATTCCAGAATCAGGTGCGCGCCAAGGTGCTGATCAACTGGCGGCCAAGGGTTGGTGTCAATCGCTATTCAGTCCGCTGGCGCAAGAATTCCGGCAACTGGGCTACCACCATCACCCAGAGCCCTGATCATGAGATTCTCAACATCACGCCGGGAACGTTTGATGTTGAAGTGTTCAGCCTTGATCCGCTGAACCGACCATCCACCAGTGCGCTCACCGGCAGCATCACTGCGCTCGGCAAGACAGCGCCGCCCAGTGATGTGACGGGTCTGACGCGCACGATTGATGAGGTGATCGGCGTCCTGCTTGATTGGTCGCCGGTGAGCGACCTAGACCTGAGAGATTATGAGATCCGCCGTGGCGGCACCGACTGGGATAGCGCGGCCTTCGTCGCCAGGGTCAACGGCACCAGCTACAAGGTCGGGATCCTGGAAGCTGGATCCGTGGTCTATCGCGTCAAGGCGCGTGATACCAGCAATGTCCTGAGTGTCAACGCTGCATCAGTCACTGTCACTGTTGTGGCGGCAGCGGCGCCGAATGTCACCCATTCGATTGATGATCCAGTGGTGGCGATCAGCTGGTCTACATCGAAGGGATCGTATGCGGCGGCTTACTACGAATTACGGTATGGCGCTAATTATGAGACGGGTGTAACTGTCGCCAAGATCAATGGCAACGACTACAACCTGCCCATCACCTGGTCAGGTTCGCGCACATTCTGGGTTGCAGCGGTGGATCCGGTCGGCACCGTCGGCGCCGCTGGCTCCCGGGTCATCACGATTCAGCCCGCGCCGGCGCCCACTGTGACGGCTGCGTTCTACGGGCGGAGCTGCACGCTGACATGGAATGCCGTACAAGGCACGCTGCGGACCCGGTTCTATGAGATCAGCCACGGCGACGTCTACGCCGACCGAGAAGTGATCACCAGGATCAGCAGCGATGGCACCGGTTACAGCGTGCCGGCGGATTGGTCGGGCTCGAAGCGGTTCTGGGTCGTCGCCCTCGATGGCAACGGCAACTTCGGCACTGCCGGCAGCGTGATCGCTGCGATCGGTGCAGCACCTGCGCCGGTGCTGTCGTCTGCGTTCGTGGGCCAGAACGCGCAGATCACTTGGACACCGGTACGCGGCACGCTGGAGACGATCTTCTACGAAGTGCGGCGCGGCAGCACCTGGGCGACCGCGGCACTGGTGGGTCGGATCAATGCCACGTACGTGGACGTCAAGGCCAGCTGGATCGGCGCACAGCGCTTCCTTGTGCGTGCCGTGGATGCCAATGGCCAGTATCCCGATGCTGCTATTGCCGACTCCTGGTATGGCGCCATCGGCACGGTTGATGTGGTGATCTCGGCGCCATCGCAGCCGGTGATCACGCAGCAGGTGGTCGATAACAACGTGCTGCTGCGCTGGAATGACTGCACAGCGACGCTGCCGGTTGTGTCCTATGAGCTCCGGCGTGGCAGCACATGGGAGACCGCCACGGTCATCGGCACAAAGCAAGGCGGGTTCACGTCGGTGTTTGAAACCCAGGCCGGAACCTATACCTATTGGCTGGCAGGCATTGATAGCGCGGGCAACTATGGCACACCTGGCAGCGTGGTTGCATCAGTCAACCAGCCGCCTGACTATGTGCTCAGGTTGAATCAAGCCAGCACATTCTCCGGCACGCTGACCAATATGGTCGTCGATGGTGGTGTTGCTGTTGCGGCTGTCAATACCACCGAGACGTACGAACAGCACTTCACATCACGGGGTTGGACCACAATTCAGAATCAGATCGATGCAGGCTTCACCCGCTGGATTCTGCCTGGTCAAACGAGCGCAACCTACGAAGAAACGATCGATTACGGCGCTGTGGTGGCCGGCAGCAAGGTTCAGCAATCACTGGCCACCGACACGGTTACCGGCTCACTGACGATCACGCCACGCATCAGCATCAAGCTGAATGTTGGCGACGCATGGACCGACTACAACGGCGTGGATTCGATCTATGCCACGAACTTCCGCTACATCAAGTTCCGCTATGACTTCGCCGGCAGCGGCGGTGATGACTTGGTGCGGTTGACAAGTCTGAATTATCGGCTGGATTCCAAGCTCCGAAATGACTTCGGGAAGGGCACGGCTAAAGCCACGCTGGCCGGCACCTACAGCCGCACCGGCACCACGATCACCGTGACCGCTACTGCGCACGGAATGAGCAACGGCGATCTGATCGACCTGGACTTCACCAGTGGCGCTGCCGTTGATGGCGTCTATACGGTCGCTGGCGCTACGGCCAACACATTCACGGTCACCAGCGCCGCAAGCGGCACCACCAGCGGGAATGTCACTCTGCATGGTGGCGGCACGGTGGTGACATTCAACATTGCCTTTGTTGATGTCGAGGCGATTACTGTCACCCCTAGCGGTAGCACGGCCATAGTGGGTATCTATAATTTTGTGGACGAACCCAATCCAACCACGTTTAAGGTGCTGCTTTTTGACACCAGCGGCAACCGCGTCGGCGGAGCCTTTAGCTGGAGCGCCAGAGGAGTCTGATGGCCAACTGGAACAGCCCAACGCTAACCAGCAGCTACACCGGGTTTCTGAATGACCTGAAGGCCAGAGACGAGGATCTGGCGAAACAGTTTGACGGGCAGACCACCAGCAACCTGCCAACTGATGCCATCCGTTGGTCAAGCAGTCTGGGTCGCTGGCAGAAATGGAACGGCAGCGCATGGGTTGAGCTGATCGCCACCTATGCGCTGACGGGCCTGAGCACCACCGGCAATGCTGCGATCGGCGGCACGCTGACGGTCACAGGCGTGAGCCAGACAGCAGCCGGTACAGCTGCGGCACCTGGCCTGGGCATTGGTGAAGCGGGCAGCGGCTGGTTCCGCGTCAGCGCCAACATTCTCGGCTTGGC